TGCAGTAACACTCGGAATAATACGATAACTTACTCCTTGCTCACCATTATTTAGTCGAGTAACAGTAAAATTAATAGTTCTACTAGCGGCACCATCATAGGTATCTCCAGTTTTAGGGGATGCCGTAATTTGTATATTTCCGCTTGTGTACCCACTTTCAAGCCGACTTACAGTAAATACATTAAAATTATTACCATCTCCAGCTACGGGATCGGTAGCACTTGTTGCACTGTTACAAGTAAGATTTGCGGGAAGAGTTGCATTAAAATTCCACTTATCAGAAACGTCTGCACCACCTTGAAAAACTTTAGCAGTTGTTACAACGCTTAGTCCAGTTACTGCAGCTCCTTCTTCCGCCCCTACAGTTTCAGCATCATTATCAAGTTCGAGAGTAATACCATCTTCTACAAAGCGATTTATTAAAACTGGAGTAGACCAATCAGTGCTGGTATCAGAAGCACTATCTTTGCCATCAATAGTAGCAGTTGCAAGATTTGATAATGCGGCAGCTGTAGTTCTCCATACATAAGGGGCAGACCGAGAAGGAGAAGGCATTGTTTCTGACCAACTACCTAAAGTAGTGTAGGAAAGATTGCCATTTTCAAAGGTATAAGTAATATCTGACATATCTAACCCGGGCTGAGTTGGAACGCCATTGGAAGTTGTTGCAGAAGAGCCAAAAAGTTCAAGAACTCTTGAATTTACTCCGTCTGTTCCAGTAAATTGTACCGGACTAGACCATTCATCATAAAGAATAAAATCATCTGCCCCATTACTATTTGCGGTTGCTCCTATTACCCATAAAACATCTCCAGGTTGCCCAACTGTAGATGCTCCATTAGCGCTGGTATAATACCCGTAATCGCCATCTTGAAAAACAGTACCACCGTACCCTGAAGGAGTAGTCTGATTTATAGTACCAGATGCCATAGTAACCCTAACATGCGGAAAGCTAGAATCAATAGTGGTTAGATCAGATGCAGTTGCCCCAGTTGCATAAAGATATATTACACCTGTGCCCGCTTGAGCACCACTTTTTACAAGAGTAAATGCTTGAGTAACAGTAGTAGTAATTGCATCTCCACCATCGTGTGGATATATAGTTAAAGGATACGTAATTGCTTCTTGAGTTTCAAAACCTGCATTGCTTGTATCATCAAGAGTACCTGTAAAAGTATGATCTGGAATAGTCGCAAAGTCGGGACCGTTAGTTCCTGTAGTGACTGTAGGGGTTCCTACAGTTATCTTGTCGTTTTCGGTAGTATCAATATCCCCTATAATAAATTGTCCTGCAGTTGGGTTACTTGAAGTTGTAAAATCTACTCCTTCGCCTCCCATAAAGACTTCAATACTTCCGCCAGAATTTGCGGAAGTTAATACATTTCCTTCAGCGTCACAAGGAATAATATGACTGTCATTTGTAAAGTTTATCGCAAGACCGCCAGCGTTTACACGAATTGCTAAAAGATTGTCTACATCTTTTGCAAATATATCATCATCTGTTACTTCATTAGTGTTTGTGCCGCTGCTTGGAACCGTAGCAGTCCATCCAGTAGGTTTTTCCGCTACTTCAACTACTACACTTTTACTACCTCCATTCACATTCGTCCAAGTAAATCCATTAGTAGTATTTCCCAGGGTAGCAGGAACAGGCCAATCATAGGTAGCTAAATCGCCCCCTCCACCGGCTTCATACCAAGTAGCATTTGGATAATTTGTAGGATCTGGGACAATAGCAGTACCATCAACCTTCCATCTAAAGATAGGCTCTCCAAACCCCGGCGAAGCTGTTGCGCTAAATAAGATATTACCAGTAGCATTTGGATTAGCTGAATAGTTCGGTTGCCCATTGTAGATTGGCTGTGCGCCCCCAGAATTATAGATAATACTATAATCTTCTAGCTCCATGAATACGCTTCTGCCTCCAGAGGCGGCGGCAACGTCTCCAACCTTTCCTATTGTTATAGAACTTGAGACTCCTTTATCGGTATTTCCTTGATCTTCTTTTTCTACAACTTCTACTTGTATAGTATACGAAGCGCCGCCATCATAAGGAATAGGGTCACTTCCGTCCCACACATTAAAAGTATAACCGTAAATTCCTTTATTTGGATCGCTAAAAGTTGTTTCTTCCGGCTCAAAGATAGTAGGACTATTATTTTCATCCAAAGGAGCAGTAGAAGGATCCCCATAAGTTACTTTAAATACAGGCTCATCAAAGCCAATTGCAGTAGCTTCTATAGATATAGCATCAGGAGCAAGTGTTAAATTTTCATCAGGATCGTACTGTAAAAATGCAACATTTGAGTCTATAAGTACAGATCGATTTCCTTCTAAATTAGGGTCTAAAGTTAGGAAGTTTTCAAAAGTAAAACTACCTCTTCCGTTATTTGTTACAGAAACTCTACCTATAATTACATCTTTACGGAAGTCTGGAGCATATTTTTGTACATATATAGTCGACCCCGAAGCAAAAGCACTAGGAGCTTTTCTATCTAAGTATAAAACAGTGTCACTCTCAACATAAGAAACTCTTGCTCCAAAACTGCTCGAAAAATATAATTTATTTAAATTATTTAAGTCATTGAATTTTGTATTTGTACCTACTACCTTATTACTTCCTTCCGGTAGATAAATAGTTCCAGAAACTCCAGTGCCCCTATCGGGCAAAGCTTTCCAGTATTTAAGTATTTCTGTAGTATTGTCTTCATCCATTGCTTCGTGAAGATCATACCAATAAAACATATTTAAAGCTTCGTCAAATCTTGCATGTATAAGACGTAAAGAATTCGTAGAATGATCCAAAACAACTTGCGCGATACGAACATTATTAGAATTTTGTACACCAATCCAAGAGTCGCTTCTTATTATATTTACATCAAATGTAAAACTACTGGCAAGAGATACAGCATCCGATCTTCTAAACCTACTAGGAGCTAATACAGCACTAACATCATGTCGGAACTTTAAGGTACCCCCACGATAATCTTCCCATGTATTTATTTGTGCCGGATTACCACTAGCGGGTAAGTACCTATAATTATTAAGACTATCTAAGACAATATCGCCTGTTCTGTATCCTTCTGGATTGTTTACAGAATCATATTGGCCATTAGTACTATCATAATCCCCTCTAAAGTGTCCCCCTGATGAAGCACTTTCGTTTGTTACAAAAGGGAATTGAGATGCAAGACCTTCAAGCTGCAATCCCTTGTCTCTATTTACATTATCAGAATAGGGGTCATCTACAGAGTATCGAGCAGTTGCCCATGCAGATTTATTTCCTGATACGGATATAGCTCTAACTCGAAAAACGTATTCACCATCAGGAACATTGTTAAAAGCCTTTCTTCTAGCCTTTTTACCTATTGTAATTATATCATCTTCATCTTCTATATTTGTAAATATTTCGAAAGAGTCTAAAAATCTACCTGATTCTATATCTTCTCCATTCGCATTAGTAGTAATCCCTGGATAGTCCCATTCTACTATAAGTTCCTCTCCAGCAGTTGATGCCAATGATTTTTGAAGTATTCTTACCTGTGTAGGGGCTACTACAGCTTCCGGTTCTGTTGCATATAAATCATCTTCAATATCTATTACAGAATCTGGGTCGTCTACATAGGTAAATTTGTCTAGACTCCATTCAACTGCTGTAATACTATAAATATTAGATTGATCTTGAGTTATACTTAAAACTTTATATAAATCAGGAGAACCCACAGTGGGAGTATTCCCACTTTTTTCCGTTAGCATCCATACAGAGCCATTTTGAGGTAAGTCTGCTTTAAGAGATATAGATTCAGTAGTATTTACACTTGAGTTAGGTCCCGTAGTCTCACTTATATCATAAGTTTTTACATAAGATTCCTCTGTCCAATTTAAAGATAAGTGAACTCCATCAGAACTCTCAGTATAAGCGTTTGCAGCTTTTTCTGCTGTATCAATAGCAGAATGAGATCGACCACCTCCAGTTGCCGCTATCCAAGCATGCGTAATTATATCTCCCTTAGAATATGTGCCCCCATTATTTCCACTAATATCTGCGGTTACAGTTACAGTATCTTTACCCATATATACACCTGCAGGTTTAGTAATTAAAACTGCAAGTTCATAATTTAAAGTACTAGTAAGAGTTATAGAACGATCAAACTCTATTTCTGTACTTCCATTGTCAGTTACATTTCCGTTTCCATCCACAGTAGCGGCAGTATCTGTTATATTTTTTATTCTGCCACTTATTTTTCTTCCATATCTATCAGAGTCTTGTATTTGGATTACGTCTCCAGGTTTAACAAACAATCCCTCAAAAGAAGTTGCAAACGTAACCACTTCGGTCTGTGCTTTAGCTGTCCATAGTTTCCACTTTCCGTATCGACGAGCTTGACCTTCAGAAGTACATCCAAAAGCCATTGCGTCTTCTTTTATAATTTGACCGGCTTCTATTATTGCGGCTCTATCCTCGACAACTAAAGCGGACTGCTCATAATTAAGAGCAGGATCATTCCAAGTAACAACTACTTGATTAATACGAGTTTTTTGTCCGGAAGTTTCATAGCTAAACATTCCGTCAATAACATTTCCTTTTGAAAATTGATAGATCGGATCTGCAGGAGCATCTAAGACTGTCGTCATTTTACCGTCCATCCAATATACTAAGGAGGTAAATATAGTTGCCATATCTTTTAATACTTTGTAAACATCGGTAGCTTTTGACAAATATAGGTTTGCTCTAAAACGAGGTTCATAACTATTTCTGCCATCTTCTACAAGTTCATCACAATATTTAGAAACTCTGTATAAAGCGTATAAATCTATATTTTCTTTTTTAACCCACTCTCCTGCTCCAAATCTATCATTTACAACTATATCGTAAAAAATCCATGCAGGATTATCAGTATAATAAAGCTCATCACTAAGAGTTCCATCCCAAAATTCTGGGTATACTGGAATAGTGACTCCTCCAGTCCCTGTAGCACTAGAATATTCTCTAGGGATATAGCCTTTAGGAACTCGAACTTTTAAGCCCCTAATTTCATAGCTTCTTTTAGGCACATTAGAAAACTCTCTAGAATCTAAAAATACTCCTGCATGTGCAGTATACGGATAAGAAAACTTATCTTTATTAACTGCAGTAAGTACTGAAATACTAGAAGTAGCATCCCCTTGCTCCCTATCTTCTCCTGTGTCTGACCTATTATTTGCAATTCCCCTACCTTTATGTCGAGTAAGTCTAGTTACTCGGACTTGAAAATCATCAAAAGGCTTAAATGCTGTAAGATCTATATAGTGCTCAAAAGAAATAGCACTTTTATGTTTGCCAGTGTGATATACTTGACCTACAGCATTACCCGTTCCATCATTAAACGCATTTCTCCACTTTTCCTCAAAAGTGGCTTCTCCAGGTTTTTTAAGTCTTATCTGAAATAAGTATGCTGCATTATTATTGTACTCTTCTCCATCACTTTTATCAATAACATAGAACGCATTGTAAGAAATAGATACTCTAAGCTCATCTGCTGTTTTAACAGTAGTTGAGCTTAGTCCAAAGGCACTGCTTGGTATAAGGGTGGGAGCAGTAGCTCCTTCTTGTGCAATATTTTCTCCGTCTGGGTAATATGAGGTGCTGTAAGGAGTGAAGTTTGGATAAATTTCTTCCCAAGAATCGGTAGTTGCAGAAGCGTTATATGCGGCAACATCTAATTGCTTTAAATTCGCACCGCCTCCTGAAATATCATTTAAATTACCGGGATAGGGGGTTCCTCCACCTACTCCATTTAATTCTACAATAGGATCTTGAATAGAAGACCCGACTCTAAATTGAACAGAGGAACTTGTAAGTTTTGCTGGGTCATCTGTGTCTAAATCTTCAGGGTCTGGCTCAATAGATCCAGAAATGAAAAAAGTATAATAACTAGAAGGAGTATTTGCAGTAGAGTCCCCTAGAGCGGGTTGAGTAGCAGTAGTAATAGTAGTTGTTGAGATATTTGTAATCTTTAAGCTTTCAAGCAATTGAATATTATAACTCGCATTTCTAATTCTGGCAATTTCATATGGGGCCAAAGGAGATAACGGTGTTACTTTAATACTCGTACTAGAAACATATTCTCCTTCTCCCAACAAAATTACAGTATTAGAAGCGTCAACTAATGCTATTAATTTAAAATCACTGTTAGCCGTAGTATAATCACTAGTAAAACCACTACCTGAAATAGTAAATGTTTTACTAGCAGCAGTATACCCGGCGGTCGTGCCTGTTGTTTTATCTATACCTTGTCTTCTTACTATTAAGTAATTATCATTTTTAGGCGCCCCGACATAGGCTGAAGGAATAGAAAGGCCTTGTACGCTAAAATTACATTGATTACCTATACTCCCAGCACTAGCTTTTCCATTTAAAGGACGAAAAGCAGCATCTGGAGAAATATCACGCATTCTAGCATTATTTAAAAATACGGAAGAATCTCCATAAACCAAACCGTCAATGGGGCCTTCACAAATAGCATCATGAAGAAAAATGTGCTGCTGATTACTTTTTATTGGGGTTGCCATGTAGTCGTTCTCTCTACTTTATCGTATAACGAAATTAAAATCTTTAGTCTGTTGCCACCCAGGACCGCCTCCACGACGTCCTCCATTATAAGTATGATTATAGTAAACATTGTCTTTGTTTCTAAGCTCGAAACCTATTGGTCTACCTGGAACTCTTAATTGTCCATAGACTACAGGAACAGGGTCTCCTTCTAATATTGTTTGTTCAGCCCCTCTAAAAAGATATGAAGTCTCTCTGTCAGTGTTAAAGTCATCTACAGAGGGATCCGGAGCCATCATTTGCTGTAGTCCTGTTAAGGCCAAGTTTACAGCAATACCCAAAACTGCTAACCCTACCCAAGTGCTTGCTGCATAAGCCAAACCTGCTTGTAATGCCCCTAGGCCTCCTCCCAAAGCTGTTAAACCTCCTCCCGCAATAATTGCTCCCCCTACAGCTACTAAAGCCACAATAGCAATGGCTGCTAGTATTTTTCCTAAGCCGCTTTTAGAGCCTGCTGGCTGTGGAGAAATATAAATATCTCCTTCTTCCATAGATAAAAGTAGTTCTTTTTCTTCTTGTAGCCCTGAATCTCCTACTTGGCACAGAAATCCGATGTTATCTTCGTGACAATCAATTAAGTATTGCCTCATTTCTGGAAAGTTGCAAGCAAGATTTTCGAAAACATCTCCTACAGAATTTGCATATATTGTAAATTCAGGTCCAAATTTACGAGCCATTTCCCCATCTAAATATACTTTACGCAACATGTCTATAAATTCCTACTATATACTTTGCCCAGAAGGGGTATAAATTCTCTCTGCAAGATAGTCTATTCTCTGCATGATGAAAGAAAATATCATTCCCCAGGTACACCCCACAATGGTCTGGTACATCTGCTTTTACTTTAAATATAAGTACATCATTTTTTTGGGGAGTATCTACTTTTACTCCTCCCCAATTTTTAATAATATCTTCTGAAAAATAATCTAACTCATTTTCCCACCAATTATCTTCAAATGGAACTCTTGGCGGAATTTCTATATTTTGTTCTTTTAAGTAGTCCCTCATTGCTTCGAAACAATCTGTAACTCCAAATTCATATTCTCTACCAATTAAGGGATACGTTCTTTCTTCTGGCTCTACGATATTTAATTCCATATCAGGGTAACTAAAAATCCAATAAGGTATTCCTAAAGCGTTGCAATTTTTAATATCATAAGGACTTGCGGTATTTTCTGCATCAGGGTGACTATGTACAATGGCTAATATATCTGCTGTTTTTACAATGTTAAAGTAATCATCAGAGGACATAATAAAATCTTGATCATTATCTGCTATATTTGTACATGGAAACCATTTTTTTCTTCCTTTTACAATTCCTATTACTCCGCATCCCTCTCTTGGATATTCTTTTTCAAAATGCTCTTTTATTTCATCAATCACTTAAACTTTCTACTTCCTGGGAAGCCTCCAAAAGGCAATGGAACATCTATTTCGGTGTGTTCCCCTGAAACTATAGGATGAAATCTTAGTTTACATGCTTCAATTGTTTTGCCACAAACATCGGCAGCTAAAGTACCTACTGAATTACCATCTATATCAAAATATCTACTATCATTATAAGTGCACCCGGACTTAACAGAAGTATCGAGCCCCCCGGCTGCACCTCTATAGTCCCAAGGACAGTATTTTCCTATAACATACCTATTAGGTATTTTTAAACCTTGAACATCGAAGGGGCTAGATAGTTCAAACTGGACAATAAGATGGTTTTCTGCAGCAACTCTATCTAATACGTACTTTGCGGTTGGAAATTCTTTAGGAACAGGAGGAGAGGCTACGACGGTGCTTCTATCCCCATATAAATACATACTTCCAGATAATTTTACAAAAGTATTTTTTAGTAGAGTTCTTCTATGGGTTACTAAGGATCCTAGTATATCTTCATTTTTTGTAATATTTAATCCTGACAAAATAGTATCTATATTAGTCTCATTTTCTATTGAGTCAGTATTTGAATTATCTGTTATACTTCGAGCTAAAGATGCTACATTCGCGACTGTTAAGTTTGGCCTATTTTGAGCTCCTGAAGAACTTATGGAGAACCCCTCTAGGCCTATTGGGGTAGCTAAATATTGTTCAAAAGTTCTAGTATCCCCTCCTGCAGGGTAAGGAAAATATAAGTTATTTTGGTCTGCATCAAGCCCGTCAACTAAATGAATTACAGTAGAGCCCCCAGGGTAGTTTAATGTAATATCAAATAGCTCTACATAAGCGTCATCAAGTTCCGTAGTTTGAACTGTATCAATTATATCTGTCATGCGGCGGGCTCATATACTCTTCTAAACTGCGCTTGAATTGAAATAGTAGTATCATTTACATATACTAAGTTGTAACTATCGCAAGCTACTCTAACTGTTTCTGTTGTTAATGTAGGGGAGGAGGCTTCAATATCTTTATTATTAGTAATAGATAGCTGAAAGTTTAAGGCTGCCTTGCTATCAAAAAATGCAGCAATTAAATTACCTTCACGATAAGGTCTATTATTAAATGATATAGATATTTGTTCCTGTTTATTATTAATACCATTAAGGCCTCTCTGCTCATATCCATCTCCGAATTTCGCAGTTAAAACACTATAAGAAACCTGCCTAGAAAGTCCTTTATCCGCTGTAATAATTTTATCACTAGTTAGCTCCGTGAAGGCTGAAGCAGGTATTGTAAATTGATAACTTGACATTATGCTGCTCCGTAGGGATTAAGAATTCCCCCCGATCTTTTTTGATTTTGCAATTCTTTTTGTACTGCTACTGCAATTGCATTTCCAAGATTGCCGCCTTGCATGCTTGATTGTTGAGAATTTCTTTGAGCATTGCCATCAGAATCTACACTTACATTTACAGTAACGTTATTTGTCTGTCCTCCTCCGTTTTGCATTTCTACAGGGATAGACTTACCATTTGGAAGAGGCACAACAGCTTCTGTTCCATGAAGAATTGCAGGGTACCCTGCGTTTCTTCCTCTTGCAATTCCTCCAGTAGCATATCCAGGAACAGGTTCAAACATACCACCTGTTCTTGCTCCAATTCCTAGAAAAGATCCAAAACCTGCAAGAGGCCCTGTCGATCCCAAAGCTGCTGTCAATAATTTTGCAACAAGTAGTTCTGAAATAACTTTTGCTATTGCTTGTAGCATACTTTTTGCCATATTTCCGAACGCTTCTTTCGCACTCATAGTCCCTTGTATTAGCCCATCAAAAGCTGATTGCATGCTAGAAGCCATAGAATTTCCTACAGCTATTCCAAGCTGCCCTATTTCTGTTGCATTAGTGCTGGCTACATTTGCTTTTTCTTGGAGTAATGCTATTTCTCGTTGTCTTCGTGCTACTTCTTGGTCATGTTCTAATTTTTCCTTTGCAGTAAGATTTTCATTTACAAGTTGAAATTGCTCTAATGCTTTTGTTTTCTCGCGTACTGCGAGTACAGCCTCTTGTGCTGCAAAGTCTAATCCTTGTTGTCGACCTACGGCTCCTGGCGCTCTTGATTGCCTAACTTGAGCTATTTGAAGAGCAGATCGGTCGTCTGCAATAGCGTCCATTTCTAATCTTATTCTTTGTAAACTTGCAAATAACCCCTCTGCATCTGTTCCTGCATTTCTACTTAAAAGATCAAGTATTCCTCCGTCTCTGCCAAGAGTCGCCGCCGCTTCGTCTCCGGCTTTTGCAGCGGCTATTAATTGGCCTAGAAGAATTTCTGCACCAAGAGGGTCTCCTGTTCCAATATTTTGTTTTAAACTTGCAGCGGCATCATTAATTGAAGCTAGACTTGCATTGTAGGTGGTTGCGGCACTACTAAGCTCTTGAATCTTAGGAATATTTTTTTCTGCTACTGCGGTTGCGAAAGGCTCCCCTAAAGAACTAAGGTCTACATCTCCTAAAATATCTTCAAATACTGTGCCAAAATCACCAGATTCTGCGGCTTTTTTTAAGGCCCCTTCAATTGGAAGAGTTGCAATTGCTGTTGCAATTTGTGCGGTCTTTTTAAAAGGGTCTTGTTGAGCTTTAATACCTTCTGTAATAGTATCTATTTCTGTTCGTAATTCTGAATATCTATCTCGTAAATTTGCAACAGCCTCTTCCTGCTCTTGCTGCCCTCTAGTCTTTTTTTCAATTTTTTCTAGATCTCCTCTCTCTAGTCCAAAAACTGCAAGAGCTTTCTTTTCTAAAGCATCTAATTTCTTGTCAATACCGTCTGCGAAAGTAAATCTACCTACAACTCTATCGCCCTCATCTATACCTAATAGTTTTCTTACCACAGAATTATCTAAAAGAGCATTTAATCCATCTGCAAATAAGTTTAAAGCTATTTGAAGACCTTTTGCGAGCCCAGTAAGAAAAGACTTAAATCCGTCTATTACAGTAATCGGAGTAGTAGCTAATTTCTCAAAGGCAGTTATAATTGCTGAAACAACTCCCGCAACTAAAAATAGTTTAGTAGCTATTCTTGTCATACCTTTTATAGCATTTCCAGCTATTCTTGCTCCCTTTCCTACGAGTACAAATGCTTTCCCAGTCGTCTTTGCAGCCCTAGATACTCTATCAAGAGCATTAACTGTGCCTTTTCCAAATGCTTTTTGAATTTTTTCTTTAGTGCTTAGAGTAGTTTTACCTATTTTTGCAATTTCTGCCTCTAAGTCATCTACGGCTTCTAAAGTTGCTCCAGCAAAAGCCCCTTTTGCAACTTTTCCAGTATCTTGTAGCTCTTTTCGTACTCTTTGTAGGTCTTTCTTTAGCCGGCCTAGTGCACGGGGGGTTACTTCTTCTCCTGCAGCTAACTTACCTACAGTTACACTACTTACTCCACCTGCTTGCAATTTACCCGCAGCACCTTTAACATTTGCACCCCCTAACTTTTCAAGTCTTTCAGTAAGTTCTAATTCTGCAAATTCAATTTCATATACTGCTGCTTTTGCAGCTCTACTAATTCCGCTTCCCACAGCTCCTGTAAGTCCTGTAAAAGTATCTCGTATACTACGAGAGCTGCTCATAAATCCAGAACCTAATCCTACCATTACAGATTTAAGAGCGGGACCGAGACCCGCAATATTAGCAAGAATAATAGTTGCGAGAGCGCCAAAAGCTACTGCAGCTGCAGTCGCATTCTGATTTATAACATTTGCAAAGGCCGTAAAAGCGGGAAGAAGTTTAGTTTGTATTTTTTGTATAATATCTTCAAATGTTTTAGATAAAATTATAAAAGGGTTTACATATTTATCTTGGTCACCAAAAGTAGCATTTAATTGTCTCATTGTTTCATTAAACACTGCTTGGCTTCGTTCTGCTGCAGTTAATTCATCTTTTGATTTGCCAATAGCGTCTCCATATCGTTGCGTGGCTTCTTCGAGCCTTAAAGTAATACCTAGTTCGTCTAATAATTCTGGTTCTGCTTTAGAAACGCCTCTAAGAAGTCTATCAAATGTATCGTCAAATCCCCTACCTAAAGATCCTGCTGCTTTTGCGGCGCCTTCCGTTAGCTGCTCGAGCTGTAGGCCACTGAATCCTTTTGCAACACCAATAGCAGCGGCTTGAGCAGCTTCTTGAAAGCCTAACATTCCTCCTGATGCTTCTCGTAGTTGTCCTGTAAGAGATTTAATTGCTAGTCCAGAAGATTGGGCAAAGTTTACTTGTGATTTTCTTAAATTTTCTAAGTCGGCAGCCCTCTTTAAAAACCCGAAGGCGGCAGTTAGAGCAAAAATTTGAGCAGCAAAAGCAGCATAAGCAGGAACAAGGCCTCCGGTCATTCCCTGAGCCATTTTTGAGAAGTTTTTAGAGCCGTTAGCAGAAGCTTGTGCTGCTCCCTTTAAATTTCTATCAAAAGTACGGCTGGATTTGCTTGCTTTATCTAAAGAGGAACCTAAAGTAGTCGCGTCTACAGCTACTTTTTTTGTAGTACCCTTATCATCGACTACAATATCTATATAGACTTTATTTTTTGCCATTAGCCACGAACATTATGGGTGTATGTTTTTCCACCTCCTGCAGATTTTGACTTTCTTTCTTCTGCTTTTCGTTTTCGTTCTGATTCTTCTGCTCTGTGCTTAATTATTATTCCTTCATATAATTTCATAAAAAAGAATATTGTTTTTACATTATCTATCTCATAAATATTAAATAAATAATCTACTCCTGCCCATACTTTGCCCATATAAGTTCCTGACATTCCTTCCCAATAGTCAGGCAGAAGTGAAAATATAAAAAATGCCACTTGAACTTCTTCAGGAAAATCCGAAGAGTCCAGCGGCATTTTGGCAGGATCAGGTTCTTGACCAAGTTGTTCACATATACGTAGATATTTTTCTACGTCTATCTGACTAGAACTAGTTACATATCGTTCAAGTAGCTTCTCTACTTCAGCTACTTGTTGCTCGTAAAATTTTCAAGGTCACCCACTGTTTCAGTAACCCATGTATCAAAAGTTGAAGAGTTCCTCATAAGCAACTCTGCATTATCTTTTGTATAAGCTAGTTCATCGTCGGCGTCAAGACTTGAGACATCTACCAAAAGAAGCTCTTCTAGGTAACGATACTTTAGTCCTGACCAGCCTTTAATAACAGCTTCACAATATTCAATAAGAAACCTTTCTTCGTCAAGAACTTCTTCTGGCTGACGAGTTTTTCTATCGAACTTTGTAGAAACACATTTCTTGCGTAGCTTTAGTAGCTCTTCTCGAGCAAGATAACAAAGATCTACTTTCATTCCTGAGTATCCGGGAAAATCAATAGATACTGTTTTACTCGGAGTCATTAGACTCGCTAAAGAAACGGGGGCATCACTCATAAATATTGGTCCTTAAAAAGATTTGTTAATAATTTAATACAGATATTATATCTAAGCCCAGGAAAAAAGTCAAGAAGTATTTTTTATTACCTGGAAATAAAAAACCCGCCGAAGCGGGTTTTAGCATTACTTTAAAAATTAAGGTCCGAAGTATTTAAGTGTAACTTCGTCAGCAGTTCCCAAGTTTGTTCCCAATCCATGGAAAGTAGTCTCGAGAGAGACAACATCTTCAATGGAGTGAGTTGGAATTTCGATGTGACACTTAGGCATTGCAACTTCAATCTTAGGTGAAGAGGTTCCTCCAATCTTAAAAGTTAATCCAAATGAATTATTAACGTTTGCAAGAGCGGTAGTACTTGTATGATCTTTAAAGAAATCAGAAGAAGTACCATCATTAGTGCTATCGTTAAGTACAAGATAGCAAGTAAAGCTTCCTGTTACATTACGAGCACCAGTTACATTCTCAATCGGAACGTTTACAGTACCCAGTTCTTCTGGTACAAGATATGTAATATTATTTCCAATAGTAATATTACCTCCTGTCAATGTAAGAGTGTAGCTAGTATCAAAACCTGACTCGCTTGTTGAAATCGCAAGCTGAGTTAGACGATTTCGAACAAAGTTGTCCGTGGCTGAAATACCTTCGTCAATTGCGGTAGTTAGAGTGCTAGCATCCGTTACTAGCTTAAACTGATAAGGAGTTGTATCGTTATCGAGTTGAACGTTACCTACATTGCCAGAGGCAGGAGTTAAATCAGTTCCAGTAACTGTGGTATTCGCTGTCCAATCAAAAATCTGCTTTGCAAATCCTGACCAGTTAATTGTTGCAATACCGTCTACATCAAAATCGATAGAAGCCTCATTAACTGCAGCGTCTGTAAGTTTATAAACCATTGGATCAGATGCGGCTGTATCCATTACAAAAAAGATATTGCCGGTCTCAAGAACAGATATATTACTTTGTGCAAAAGAAACATCAAGATCTGTTCCATCAGTAGTTGTTACTGCACTACCTCCTCGATTAAAAGCACTGCTAGCATATGCATTGGCTCCTGCCATCATTGCCCACAGAACTTCTTCAACGGCATGATGATTACCATCACTAGTATCCGCGGCTTCTCCGGTGTAACCAGTTGCGTGTGTAAAAGGTCTCATATATGTACTAAAAGACCACTCTACAGGAGCAAGAGAGTCGTTAAAAATTCGACGACCCCGACGGCTTGTTCCTGCCGTACTTTCCATTTCAGAAAGCGTAATTTCAGAAGAGTTAGTAGCCTGAGAAAAACTAAAGCCATCCAGAACGGGGACTTCCCAGACTCCTCCCTTGAACTCGATAAACATTTTCGAGTCTCTACTAAAATATAATTGTTCTGCCATAGTTTATCTCCTATGAACTTTGAAAAGACTTGGTCGTGAACTTTTGTTCGTGCCAGTCGTTTCTAGTATCGAACCTCTATAAGTATTTCTGCTACTCCTAAAGGATCTAATACACCTTCATCAGTATCTATACTAATGATTGTGAGTTGTTGCGTAAACTTTTCAATACCAAATCTATCTCTGTACGAAAATCTACTATTATCTTCTAAAACAGTTTCAACATCTTCAATTAACTCATCCAATGCTTCTACTGAGTCTTCTTCATTAACATAGCATCTTACTGTTACATTTAAAAATCTATCTTTATAGCCTCCGCCTTGGTATTCTCGGCGTTCAGATCCAGCATTTAAATGTATTGCAGGGAACTCTTCTACTTCATCCCAGAACTTGAGCCGAGGACTTACCTCTGCTACTGCGGTGTGAAATACTCCTCTTCCATCAATTTCTGACAATTTATCAGAAAGAGCTTTTGTTATTGCTGCTCTACGGCTGGTATAATTTCTATTTGACACTTAAAGTCTCCTAGTAAAAAATCTTCCAATAGCATATTTTGCAGCAATTTCTCTCATGGAATAATCTATTAAACTTCTAGGATCTCTTTCTGGAGTTGCCCAAGGCGGGGTCCCTTTTCCCATTTCAAAAACTTGATATGGATTAGTATCATATCTATAACCGAAACTTGGGTACCCTTTAGGAGTAGAAATTACATCCATTACTTTAACGCTTTCTGCAAAACGTCCCGACCTATAATTAAGTGCCGGCTCTCTCATATTCTTACGAAGAGTGGCAGGCAATTCTTTATTAAATATACCAATAAGAGCTAAAGGAGTTGAAGAAACACTAGAAGTGGATGATTTTTTAGGCACAACATCTTTAGGTACAGTATCATCTCTAACTCCTCTGGTTTTTCTCTTTCCCTTAAATTTGGCAGTTTCTTTTGCGTTACTCTTTTCCGAAACTACTTTTTTTCTTTCTCCTTTTACTCTACTTCTTTTAGGAGCTACAGTGTCTAAAAGAACCATTCCTATAGCTTCACCTAATGGTGTAGAGCTTTTTAGAGTTGCTATATTTTGTAGCCCTTTTTCAAAAGACCTTATTGCTGAAGACTCTAACTTTGCTTGAGTATTGTTATCAATTGCTCTTTGCCAAGAAAGAATTGGAGTATACTCTTTTCTTAAACCTTTTGCACTTACAATCTGAGTATGATCTATAGTCATATTCAATGTTTGTTCAAATTCTGATATTAATGTTTGTATGCTTTCTTTTGATGCAATAGAAGAACTTGCTAAAAGTTTTTGGGCTCTTGCCACTCGCAAAGAAGAAGCCGCATACCCTATCCCCTCTTCAGCATGCCCTAACTGCGCTCCAGCTTTATTGTCTGCACCTCCAAGACGTGCTAAACTTTCTTCGCTATATTTTTTCTTGTTTCTATCTAAAATTCGTTTAACTACCGCCTTCAGTAGGCGACCTTTAGCTCTTTTAGCACTTGCATAGGTTCTTATAAAAAACACATAATCGTTTTTTCTAATCCCTCTTATTTTGCGTCCAGAAGGTCCGAACTCTTCTACCATTTGAGCTAATCTATCTGCAGGGATTTTACTTTGTAGTCCTTCTAACCTTGCTGTATAAGCAAGCCAAATATCTTCTCGAGATTTTTTACCTTCTTTACCCGCTAATTCAGGCACTAATTGAATCAAAGTATTAGAAAATCTAGTTTTATTTATAATTAGGACTTGTCCTATCTGTTTTTCTAACTGCTTTCTAGCATCTTTTTCTGCATTATTTGCAGTTATTTTAACATCTTTAAGAATATTTTTTGCTAATTTTTTTAGCTCAGAACTACTCATTAAAAGTTTTTATAAAGATCAAGAACACGTTTAATATGGTCAGGAAATGCCACATTATTACGCTGACTCGAACTTGCTTGATTTTGAATACTAGCGCCAGCAATTGACCGTCGCTCTTTGTGCTCGTCTTTCAAATAATAAGTAATCAAATCTATAACAGCAAGACGCAGGTCTGTAGGTATGCTTGCATATCCTGCAGTATAAGTCACACGAACTGCCCCTGGGCCACGTCTCCAATTTTTATAACTACTTCCGCCCGTTGTGCGAATAACACTATCTGTAACAGCATCAAAATAATATTCATGCGCAGCAGTAGTTAAAGTATTATAAGAGTCTTCGTAAGTGTCTCTTTCTTCCACAGATACAATAGTATTTACGGGACTCTCTGTTAGTTGTACAATATGAGTATCCCAATCGACATTGATTGTATCTACTTTATTTGTTGAATAATAATCTACAAAAGTATTACCACAATAAGTTTTTACTAATTGGCTCACGGATGGAATAATAAAATTAAGCTGCTCGTCATTCTTGGGAGTGTTAATCCCTTCAGCGGCTTTATATTCTACAAGAGTAACTAAATTTGTCATAAGCTAATTAATAAAAACTTGGGGAGGCGAACCTCCCCAGTTTATGCAGCAATTAAGCTACTGCGTTGAGTCGAACTACAGATACGTCAGTTGCAGTATCAGCTACGAGCTGGTTAAAGCCCAGAGACTGAGTAGCAACGATAACGTTACGCTGGTTCATTACTTCGTAATCTTGCTCAACATTTACACCACGCAGACGTGGGATAGCAAAGTTACGAACGTTGACTGCCAGGCCAACACAAGCATTGTCAGCTTCCGCGGGGAAGTTGTCAGATACGATTACGGGCGTACCGAAAATCGCACCTACCTGACCGGTCAGCTTGGTAGCAACGTCAGAACCTACATCGGTAATATCGGCAAAGCCGGCATCAGCGATCAGATCGTAGTAACGCTTCTGAGATACAACGTATACCAGCTCATCAGGCATCATGCCATACTTACCCATCAGCTTACGAGCAGACAGGAAGTCAGCAGCGTCTACCGAAGTAGTAGCCAGAGCAGCGGCAGATACAGAAGTATCAAAGATGTTAGTGCCAGCAGTTTTGATCAGACCGTCAAAGTCATCAGAACCAGATGAGTCGTGGTTCAGCAGAGCATCGTCTACAGCGCGAGCGTGTGAACGAGCAACTGATTCTACGAGCATAGGCATCAGATTGATCAGGATTTCCTCGTCAACGTGGTTATCCATCAACGTGGTTGAAATCAATCGGTAAGCCTTCAGGACTACCTGAGCAGGCTGAGGAGCAGCGCCGCCTCGAGTCTGCAAGTTACCTGAAGTAGCTGCACCAGTCTGGAACGTAGCCAGACCCGTATCCTGTTGGATGGGCAGTACTTGAGCTTGAGAATTGATCTGAATCTCACGGAACGCACGAGCCAGTCGCAGTTCACGCATGATTTCCTTCTCAATTTGGCTAGATACTTCAGTAGCGATGTTAGGAGCAGCAGATGAATAAGTTACACCAGCTTTCTCAATGATACCGCGACCATATGAAGTGCCTTCCATGCCCTTACCAGTCATTACACCCAGCAGGTGAGCGTGCATGAACTCTTTGCCCCACTTAGAAATGGTGTCGCCTTCTGAACGATCAGAGAATACACGCTTAGACTCACGCATTTTGGTGATTTCTTCGCTCTTCTCTTCCAGTTGCTTCTGATACGACAGAATTACTTCGTCGATCTTAGCATCTTTCTCAGACATCTTAGCTTCGATGTCAGCCATCAGGCGCTCAGCACCTGACTCAACACCAACGCTTACAGCGGCTTTGACTTCTTCTTCTTGAGCAGCTTTTTCAGCAGCTTCTTGAACTGCCTTCTCTTCTGCTTCTTGAACTGCCTTTTCTTCGGCAGCCTTTGACTCAGCTTGCTTCATAGCGATCTTAGCAGCAGTCTCCTCTGCTACTTTCTTCGCAAAAGCTTCCAAGTCGATTTCGGGAGTTTTTACTTCTTCCGACATTTTGATCTCCTCTTTCGCGGAAATTTCCGCTTCGTCCGGTGTTTCACTAGCTACCGATGAATTTTCATCCTTAGCCAGAGACTGACCGGCTAGATCTACACGATTGGTGAAAGTTTTCTTGAATTCATTGTACTCTTCAATAGAGTCAAATGACTTCGCCAGAGAAAAAGTTGCTGCTTGATTGCATGGTACTGAAACTACTGATACCTCAAACAACTCAGCATCCTTAATCTTTAATCCGTCGGTTTCCGTTAGATAATCAGCATCCTTGACTCGGAAACCAACAGAAAAAGCTCCAAGAATGCCTTCTTTTACAAGTTGCGCGACATGATCTGGCGCGGATTTAGAAATTTTCGCCTTTAATTCAAGACCGTTTTCAGTGACTTTAAGTCCTGTTGCGCGTCCAATAGGCTTGTTATAGTCATGATTAAAAAGAATAATAGGATTCTTTTCAAAGTTGTTCAGACCACCCTTAGTCCACGCCTCTGCGTCAATTGTATCACCAGCACGATCAAAATCACTCGTACTCGCCATACCACAGATGTGAACTCCTCCATCATCCTCATCGAGAGCTTTGAAAGTGGAGGTAAGATTAAAAATCTTTTCCATTAGTCTTCACTCTTTTCTTCTGCCGGAGCAGCCTTGCTCAGAGCTTCTAGTGGATCTTTTTTAGGCTCTGGTGCAGGTTTCGGAGCAGGTGCTGGCTCCGGTTTCTTACCCAATTCGGGGTGCTTCAATTTAAGTGCATGAGTAAGGAACTTCCATGCCTTAAAACTTCTTTTTACCGAAATAGCGTGAATAGCATCTTTCGGTCCTACAATATTCATATATGATTTGTAGTCAATATCAAGAGGTAGCTCAAACTCTTTAAAGTGCTTATATGCTGTGTCCAGCACAAGTTGCTTTTGTCGAACTGCCATTAATCTTCTCCTTCTTCAATAGGGCGACCACCCTCGTCTGGATTTGTTGCACTTCCTGCAATATTTGCAGGTACTCTTAAGTCATCAAATCCTTCAATCAGCTCGAAGTTAAGTGCTTCACGAGCCTCGTTTGGACTAATAATGCCAGTATTAACAAGAGCTGAGTAATACTGTGCTTGATCTCGAAGTTCCGGCTGCAGTGCTGGAATTTCAGTCACGTCTTCGGTTAACTCAAAACCAAAATATCTTTCAAGAGCAAGGTTAATTTTTTGTACAATAGGAAGAATTGTCTCAAGGTAGTACATTCGCATATTTGGACGAAGGTTTGCATTATTACCTGAGTCAAGCATGATCGGGGGTATACCCAGAGCTTTTAGAATAATCTTCTCATTTTCAGAAATTGCCGCTTGAAAATCTAATTCTCTGAAGTTTACATTTGAAATGGAATCTACTTCAATTCCGCCATCAAGTATGAGAGGTCTGCGACCCCCTGCATCAGGACGGTATCGAGCTGTCCAAGATTGAATCATGCGCTCTTTAATTTTTTCAGACAAGGTATTAGGAGACTTAAGTACAAGACCCGGGACAGCTCCATTCTTAAAGAAGTTGTCCTGGAAGTCCCGCATATTCTTCATAAGAACCATTGTCCGGAGCGCAGGCTTTAATCGAGAAACTCCTCTATAAATTGAGTAGAAAGAGTTTTCTTTAATATGAATAATCTCACTTGGAGAATAATTCACGCTTTCATTATAAGTAAACTTATCAATATAAGTCGTTTCACTTGCATGAATAGTCATCTTACTTGCAGGCAAGTGATAAAGATGTACTCCATCGAAGTAAATAAAGACGTTTCCATCTATAATATAATCGGTAATCAGATTGCGCCGAAATGTACTAATGTCCTGAAAAAGGTTTGGCTCTTTATTCAAAAGAAGATTTACTCTTGAACGCTTAATGCCTTTTACTACACTGTTTCCAGGAGATTGCAGTCCGACTTTTACATCAATCTCTGCACAATCATCCACAATCATATTTACGCCACGATTAACGATTTCTAAATCTTCATACGCTCGCTCATAGCTAAACGTAGGCTCTCGTGACGAGATAGTTTTCTCGGTAAAGTATGGCTGTGCAGGATTTAACTTTTCCTCCACATCTTTATTCTGCCAAAAGTTATACCAAGCCATGCTTTCCTCTTTGAATCTCTACCCAACGTTTTTGTTTAGGCGCTGAATGTAGTGTTGGGTTACGCCCATAAATTGAATGCAATTTTAAGTGGTGCGCATGACATATTGTGACAGTTTCATCGTATAACTCTTCAATATGTTCATTAATAAACTCATCTCGAAAGTCCCTTATATCCTCCATGTGGTAGCCTTTTTCTTTGACCCACTTTTGAAGGAGAGGACTCAAACTGTAATAGTGATGAAAGTCAAGTTGAGCGTCAGTGCCACAGATGTAGCATTCGCTTCCTTTCTCATACCTTGCTTTTGCTTTGTCCCTTATATACTTTACGGGATCTCGTTTTAGCTCTGTCATCTTTGAATCTATTACTTTTAATAACGAAATTATATCGTGGGGGAACTAAATTGTCAACTACTATTTTTCTGTGGTCCCTTCAGAAGCCTGTAGAGGAAGTTTCAAATGAATATAGTGCGTATCGTATAGCATCTGCCATATGTGATGCCATATTGTGTTTCGGTTTTTCTCTTGCTAAGTTTGGATTCGGATCCCATTGATATTGGTCGAGTGCAGAAAGACTTTCTTTACACCTCTGATCTACGACCAATTTATCATTGTCAACAATAGCAGCCACATGAGCAATACCGTCAAGTACAGACTTTTTGGCATTTGTGGTAGTAATATCAAAGTTCTGAGCAAAGTCAAATCGAGTTTGCTGAGCCGCTGAATCAATGAAGATATAATCAATATCCCACTTTTCCATAAGTCTACGAATCTCTGTCGCATGTTGTTCAGTAGTTTTTTCAGCATCTAAGTATTCATCGAGTAAATAGTACTTTTCTTCGTCCCAGTCGTATGCCAAAACGCAAAAGGCAGTGGGATCTCTATACCCCACATCAAGCCCAGCGAATATATCCATGTTTGAAGTTTCGAATTCTTCCAAGTTCTCAATGCACTCTTCGTGGTTAAAGTTCCAAATCTGTCCTTCATAGGTATTAAAATCGGCTTCGTATTCTTGTTTGAATTCGGCTTCGGACATACTTTTTCGAGCTTCCGTAACATCGCTTTCAGACATGCGAGGATTATCCTTATAAGTTGCTCGTATCGAAGCCCATTCTGGAAATTCATCTGTAAACCCCCTATTAAAAAACTCTGCAAACCAGTTATTCTTTCCTCGAGGAGTAGAAATAAAAAGTGCTTTTGAATTATCTTTATCAAGTGTAGGACGTAGTGCAACATTGAAAGCTTCTTTTCCATCTGCCAACGCTGCTTCGTCAAATATAATAAGATCGTAACTTCTGCCTACACAAGAATCCACCTGATTGATGGATCCCATCCGAATGGTGGAACCGTTAGTCAACTCAATTACTTTATCTTTCGCATTATCCTTTGCAACCTCTAAGTCAAAATGTTTGATAAGTTGTCGCTGAAGGTCGAAAGAAATCTGAGACAAGGCGTAGTTCGGAGACATAATTAATATGTGTGAACCGGGAACTAGCGATACTAGCTGCCCAATTATATTTGCGATATACGTTTTGCCTTGACGTCGCGAAATTGCTGCTGTGACAAAACGGTATTTATTGTTATTGATCGCATTTATGATCGCCATTTGAGACGGAAGAGGTGTAACGCCGAGTAGCCCTAGATAGGGATCTACTGGAAGTTTGAGAAACCTCGTCTCAGATTGAAAATCGACAATGTGCTCGGAGATTAAATCTCTTCTACTTATTTCTACTGCCATGTTACCTTCTTAATCGTTTTTTCTATGTCCATTCCACGCTACAAAACCTCCCAGGCGTAGTGCCCAGTAAGCTAAATAGTTTAACAGTTTAAATCCATTTACTTCAATACAAATATCTCGAAAGAGTTTATCCATCCAAGCTTGATCTTTTTTACCAATATCTGTACCATCTTTTTTCATAAGTGTAGCGTACTTATAGCCATAATCGTGAACAAGCCCGCCCATAAGCAAGACGCCAGTGGGTGAAAGCCACATTGCAAGAAACTTAGGTACTGATGCACCATCAAATTGGAAACCTTTCGGAATAACATATTCATCTACTCCCAATGTAAAGTGAAAGTCATCACAGATCTCCCACTGACGAACGCCTAGGAGCCACATCCAAATTGCTTTCCAAAAGCCTTTGTCTTTTGTCTCAATGGGAAGAGGCTTCATATGAGGCATTTCTTTATACATGAATCCTACCCTGCTTTCTCCTTGGCCATCAAAAATACTTGCTACAAAGCCAATAAGAATAAGAGTGATTACAATAGTCCACTGCCAGAAGTTTACTGCAAGATCTAACAAAAAGTCCATTTACTTCCCTTTTTGGTAAGCCTGCGCGCCGAAGAACGCTGCTACCAAGCCTGCGACCGCTACAAAGTAGGTAGGTGCCATGTCTCCTAGAATACTTGAGGCTTTATCTAGCCCAACAAAATCAGCACCAACAACAGCGAAGGGATACAGCAGCATACCACCAAGAGCGTACCATGCCATATTTCTTTGTGCATCTCGCATTGCGTCAGCGTCCTCGAGTTCTTTGCGCTTGAACTCCATGTACATTGCTTTCTCTTGGTCATCTACCTTACCGTCTCCATTTACATCTGCTGGATGAAAATCACTCATTACCACTTCACCTTGTCAGCCCAGTATGCTGCCGACATCTTGCCCTTTGCAATGTTTCTGCGATGACGAGCTTTAAAGGACGCACGCTTTTTCTTCATTGCTGTAGACTCTCCCTTCTTTGGTTTACCGGCAGTTTTTGCTCCCTGCTGACCAAATCGAATAGTCTTTACTTTTGTTCCAACTTTTGCCACAACAATATGTGACTTTTTTGGATGTCCAGGAGTCCTCTTTGGCTTATTAAATCCAGATACTCCCGCTCTTTTTAAACGAGGATCTCGCTTTTTACCTTTTCTTTTTGCTGCCACGTCTCATTCTCGCTTTCCGCTTGGTAAAGGTTTTTACCATAGTCGGCTTGCCGCCTGGGTTACCTGCTGCTCTCTTACGACGAATGGCAGATCTTTTCTGCGCTTTTGTCATACGAGCAGCTTTCGAAGCAGGCACACATTTAGGATACTTTCCTTTTTTAGAAGTTTTTCGGCCACAGGGCATATACCCCCCGCCCTTCTTTGGACGGGAGATATCTACCCACTTTTCCTTAAACCATTTGGTTAAGCCACCTCTAGGTTTGCGTGCCATTTACTTTTTCCTGCGCTTCTTTTTCATAATTGCTGCACGAAGTGCTGGAGGAAGTTTTTTCTGCTTTGCAGTCAACCCTCCCATAGACTTCTTCTTTTTACCGCCCTTCTTTTTCTTGCTACGCTTTTTACCATGTCCATAATGTCCCGGCATTACTTACTCCCCATGCGGTATTTACCGCCTCGTGCCTTGTAAGTTTTTACAAGCCACCCATTTGCGTAAGCTGAAGGATATACTTTAAATTTCCTCTTCGCTTCCGCTTTCACTCTCGCGTACAATTTCTTGTTCGTCGGTACTGGTCTCTTCTTCTTTACTGACCTTCGCTTCCGAGCTGCCATTCTCTTTGCCTTTAAGAGCTTCATACTCTTCTCGGGTAATTTGAGTACTTACCCCATTTTCAATTTTAAAGATATTACCTCTTCGAAATTTAAATTCCATGGTTACTCCGGTTTTGTGTGCCAAGTGATATTATCAGGAAACCCAGCTTGGCTTGGCACATCCCGAAGTGCCTGCCGATAATCTAGCCATGCTTGACTGGGAGTTGCTGTATCTGAAAACATCATCCAGTCTGTTTGTTGTAGTCTGTAATCTCTGTCTAGTCTTACTAGCATTGGGAGATCTTCCGCTGGAGGCTGAGCTGCCGCTAAAACTGCTGCTTCATCATATACAGCCTCTGTAGTATTTCCAACTTCTAAAGTAGTCGCAGTCTCATCTATGGAAGCTTGATAGTCCCAGTGCTGTTTTACAATATGAAAAAACTTTTCAATCATTGTAGTAATTGCAGTGTCGGAAAAATCTTCAGGATTAAAATTTTTAAAATAATTATCCTTTCCTTCTGCAAAATAACGAACACTTAAAAACTTGTGTCGGGGTTCAATTTTTAAAATTTCATAAGAATAATTCATAATTATGTCCATCTATAGTACAAAGAGTTACTAGCGAGGTGGGTATAAGAGCCCACACTTCCAGGAACTCCGCTGGGAGTTGCATAAGTTATAACTTCTCCACTTCCATAAGGTCCTGTGCCATACGTGTAAGTAGTCCAAGAAGATATAGTTCTAGTGTACCAAGTGCTGTTATCGTAGCTTTGCTGAAAGGTACTATATGAATTCAAAGTCGAAGCCACATTTACACTTTGAATCATAAAATAATAATTATTTCCGTTGGAGGGCTCTCTTACTATTCCCATATATGGATATGACGAATTGCCTGTAGCTCGCGTTACTAATTGATCTCCTGTGGAGAGACCTGGATATTGATGAAATTCGCTAAAATAAGTTCCTGTGCCATTTAATACCAAATCCCACGCAGAAGCCCCATACCACTCGTTAAAGCTCATGGTAGCGCCTGAACCTTTACTAATTAGTCCACGAATATCAGAATCATTTATAGTGCAAAGAGTTCCTGAAGATCCTCCCGCTTCTATATGAATCTCATTGAGACTAATTGCTCCGCTACTTTGAAGTGCCATGTTTTACTCTGCTGGAGGAGTAGGTGCAGGCTCTCCGCTGCTTTCGGTAATTACTCCAAGTGCAATTTTATTTTCTACACCTGCTCCTACTTCTGCTACGCGAGTCTCTGTTGCAGTTGCATCATAGCTTCCATCTGTAAATACTGCATTTACAGATCGTTCATGTGTAATTGTACCATCAGTAAATGAAACATTTACAACTGTTTCCTCTGCTGATGGTGCACTATAAGTCCATGTTACTGGCATTTAATTATCTCCTTGAGTTCTTCGATTTGAGCTTGTTGCTCCTTGATTGCTTCAATTAGTAGTCCTACCATGTTGCCATAAGCTACATTTTTGATGCCATTATTATCTTCTGATACTGCTTCTGGCAGTACAACCTCTAGTTCTTGAGCAATTACTCCTGTATGTCGTTTCTCTAAATCTTCGACATCATTACGAGTAAATGTTACACCTCGAAGCTGCTGCACCTTTGATAGCGCGTCTGGAATAACCTCGATGGCTTCTTTAAATCGAATATCTGAGTAGGCAGTGACGTTGCCAGCCACAGTCATATTTCCAGACATATCTAACTGCCACCTATTTGCTGGCGCAGACCAGCCACCTATACGCATGACATTATCACTATCAAGACCAAAGTTGACAGCGTAAAAACCACCTCGGTGGAATGACATAATCGCACCTGAGGTTGTTCCGTATACTTGTAGCGGAGGATTGGAGCTAGTTGTGTTTCTATTTCCGTTAAAATATTTAATCCCGGTAATTGACTGCGTACCAGTGAGTTGTACCATTGAAGCGGCTTGTACTCCATCTACAGTGTCAGCATCTAATCCAGAACCAGAGCCGTCGTTACCGGCGTGCCATATAGTATTTCCACCATATGTAAAACTGTTGCCATTTACAAACTGAATATCTCCTGCTGTGGTTATCTTTAAACGCTCAGTTGATGTAGTTCCTGACATAATTCGAACGCCTTTACCAGAAGTCGTTCTTTGAGCAAGAGATAACCACCCTCTATCTGCAACAAGAGTAATTCCATCCGCCGTGTACACATCCGATGTAGATGTACCTCCGTAGTGTAGAAAAAACCCTGCATAATTTGAAGTATTTGCTTGACTATCAAATTGAATACCTGCGTAGGCACTTGAAGGCGCTCGAAATTTTAAAGTATAGTTTGTGCGAACAGCTCCATCCATGTTTGCCCACATGCCGGATTTATGAATACCATCAAGAGTATCAGCATCAAGACCAGACCCAGAGCCGTCATTACCGCCGTGCCATACTATGTTTTGTCTTGCGTAGACTGCACCCCCAGAATAATGATTTAAATATAAACTACCGTTCGAGCCAGAATCTAAATGAAGATTTGCATTAGAATTTCTTATTCTTGAAATACCAGAACTATTTGTTCCTGACCATCCACCAATATACAAATAATTTCCAGTATATGACGCATTTTGGAATATTAAACCTTCTGTATTAGTAGCACTCCATGTATATGTGACCCCAGCATTAACAGTATCATCAGCATCACTTCTAAGGAACGAAGCGCCTTGAATACCATCTACGGTATCAGCGTCTAAGCCAGAACCAGAGCCGTCATTTGTTGCCCCCCATAACTTTCCAGGACTTCCGCCATTATAGTCATAAGGCATATGCTCAAAAACCCAACCCAACCCTGCTGAGCTATAGTTATGAGTATATACTCTTGAAGCGCCGAGATCGTCTCTTTGAATATTAATTGCCCAAGGACTTCCATTTGTGGGCCTGATATGAAGCATGTTACTGGTGTTATGGTCAATAGTTAGCACACTAGTAAATGTAGAAGCTCCATTTACATACAAAGTGGCAGCGGAAGGACCAGTAATGCTTTCTCCTTGACCAATGCTTAGGCTATTAGCGATTGTGGCACGACCGTTTACTGTAAGAGACATTGCTCCGTTACCCAAGCCGTGCCCTACATCTCCCCACCAAAATCCTCTATCAGATTGAGCGTCATCATTCATCTGGAAGGTCATGGCCCAATCGTTTAGATGACCATACGTGATGTTGTCTTGCATCCCAATAGCGTAATTACTGTTGGGGTATACTCTGATTTTATCTCTGGATGATGCGCTCGTTGCTGAGATGGTACTAAATTCGCCCGTGGCATTTGCTAAGCTGGTGTAATATGAGCCTTGCTGTCCATCTAGCAGGTCAGCATCTAAGCCAGAGCCAGAGCCGTCGTTGCCAGCGTGCCAGATTGTATTGTTATTATATTTAGGAGCGGAACTATTGCCACTATACAAATGAGGGCTTCCATTTGCAGCAAATAAATAATTATCCCCATTACTACCTGAACCCATTCCAACATACCCGACTCGAGTATTAGTTTGGTCATGGTACTCCATATAAATTTCCGCAGAATTACCGGTAGCATTACTGTCTTTTAAAATCAGGGGTATGTTGGAAGTGGTAGAAATTGAAACATCGCCAGTAAAGCTAGCTCCAGTTGCAGTGACGGAACCACTAAAAGTAGCATTACCTGTTGATGCAGCCAATGTTAAAGCTTGAGTGCTACCGTCCGACCATATAGCTGCAAGACCCGATCCATTTTGTCCAAACCATGTATTTCCAACGGGGCCATTAATGTATAAATATGATCCATTTGAATGACTGCCATCTAGCTCTAGCCCGTTTTGCTGAGAAGTAGTAACGGTAATTTTACCAGTTCCAACAGCATTAGTTGTAGTAGATCCTCTACCGGTAACAGAGTTTAAGGTATCAACTTCTGTGTAGCTAGTTAAATAGTTGGGATCACTTGAAGGGACCCAAGAAGGGGTTACGTCGGCACCTGTAGCGATACCATCAAGTTTAGTTTTGTCTCCATCTGCAAAAGCACCTTCAGAAGGTTTCGGTTGAAGTGTTGAAATTGTAACGCCTTTTACACCTGCAAGGTCTGTGAGCTCTGAGTCCATTAGAGCGCCCGCTGCAGTTACATTTGTGGTATCTGTTACATCAGCATTTGCTTCAATGCCGTCAAGCTTTGTGCCGTCTGTAGCAAGGTCGCGACCATCTACGGTTCCGGTAACAGAGATATTACCAGAGGAATCAATTGTAAGAGAGGTCGAACTGGCATTATCATCAATACCAGTAGAAGAAAAATCTGTAAGAGGGAATGTGAGGTCCGCGGCAGTAATAGTACCCGCCGGGACCCCAAGAGAATTAATAGTAGTACGAGCCATTAGAGAGCCTCAGCCAACATTAGGCCCATAGTAACAACTAGACCGCCTAGAAAAAGAATTGCAGCGCCTGCGGCATGAATTATCTTACCTTCGATGCGTGCAAGAGTTTCATCAATTTCTTCTAAACGATTAAATGTGGTTTTCCAACGCTCTTCGCATTGAGCATCGTGAGTTGCCATAAATAGTTCAAGTTCATGAACTTTCTCGTCAAGATTCTCCATTTATTAATTTATCCATCAACTTTCCATAGTTGCCTTGGCCAAATGGAGTACTACCGTCGTTAATCTGAACATTTGTTTGATTACGAATATTTGTAGTAGCTTTTTCAGCATCCGCCTGGGCCTTGATCTCATCCATTCTCATTTTATGAGCCATTTGAAGAAGATCGGCTAAATCTTTATTAGAATACATGCCAGTATCCTGTGCTTCTTCAAGTTTGGATTGTATCATCTCATCTAAGGCGGATGCAATATTATTCTTATTGCGAAAGCCCATGTCAAGATAAACTGTATCAATATACTTTTTAACTTCCCGTTTGTTTAAAGCTTCTACAACCCTGTTTTCAGGAACCTGGAGATGTTCGCAAACGCCGCGAATATTCCCGAACTGTAAATACGAATTCGCAATTTCAAGTCCCTCTGGGGAAATTGTAGTTACTTCTTTACTCATAATGTGTATTCTACCTTAAGAGGGTTAAAATGTCAAGAATTAATTTTCCGCAGGTTGTTGAGGAGGAGGCGTTGGCCAAATTACATCGTCGTAACAAGTTGCAGATTGATTATTTTGAGGCACAGACCTTAAATCTTCTCTATAAATAGTCCAGGCTTGTTTAGTTTGCGCATCTAAATTTACATCCGGCATTTGAGTCCAGTCACATTGAGCTAAAAGTTCATTTCTATTTACCCGAACTCTTGTCCAAAGCTTGTCTACGTCAACAATCCATTCAGCAGACTCGGGGTGCCACTCCCAGTCCCCATCAGGAGGGGCGGGCCTTTCTATTATAGTATCATTACTTACCCAATGAGTATCCACCCAGTCGCCTAAAGAACCTTCTATGTAATAATTTACATGAAGAATTGATAAACTATCGTCTTCTGCCCAGCTTCCTTCGGGAGGGTATGTTCCCCCCGCTGAACACACTCTGGTAATTCTTCCGTCGGAAGGCGTATAATATACTAAATATTGTACAATCATATTATTTATCCTAATAGCTTTGCAAGTAGCACTGTGCTATAACTTGGCAATCCATAAGCTCCAAACTCTCCAATATCAACAAAACTTACAAAACTTATAAAGTTACTGCCATATCTAAAATTTCCAAAAGAAGCGCTTGAACTAGAGTAGAAATTTCCATTCATTAAAACATAATATCCGCTAGGGTTAGTACTTTGCAATATAAAGTCCCCGCTATAACTATTGGGTCGTGCGGTCCAGCCACTCCGCATTCCACTTATACTCCCCTCAGGAAATACGTTTTCAATTGATATACCCTTACTAGCAGCATTACTTTGATAAGCTACTTGATTGCTTGCGTTTTTTACAAGTAATCCATATCCTGTAGTTATTGTGCTAAAAGAAGACGCGGGTTGAAGTACTACATAGGAAGTTGCCCCATATAAAGTGCCGCCGCTTTCATCTATATTTCCTTCAAGAAGACCCGCAGTGCTTCTTGTTGCAAATAAAAGCTGCCCAGAACTTAGAGATACGTTTTGGCTACTTGAATTTGCACTAGATTCTGTAACTATTTGAAAACCTTTATAGCTAGAGCTATTTCCATCTATTAATACAGTGTCGTTTCCGGTATATGCTACTAATCCATATGACATATTTAAGCCCTTACTATATAGTATGTTGTATTAACAGTACTTCCTGAATTATTGGTTAAAGTAAATTGATTAGTTCCTCGAGTAAAAGTTATGTTATTACCTACCGAAGCAGAAAAGCTTGCAGGTAATACAATTACAACCTCACTCCCATTACTTGTCGTCATTCCAGGAGCGCTTAGAGTTGCTGAGCTTCCATTGCTAATAGAGCCTGTAGGGCCTGAATGAATTAGCCCTAAAGACCTATGTGTCGGCCCCAATATTTCGTTACCATTACCATTATTTACTAAGAGACCATAATCTGCAGTGCCTCCACCTCCTGATCCAGTACTACCTCCAGAGCCTGCGGTAGTTAGAGTAAATGTAGCAGAAGCTCCTGTGGTACTCACAGTGCTAGTTTTTGTAGTACCAGCATTCGCAGAAGATTGTAAACGAAGCCATGCTGTTTGATTTAGTTGACGCGTTACAGTTGTACTATATGTTCCATATTGAGAAGTAGAAAGTCTTCCATCCCCACTAGCTGTCCAAGTTACATTTGTTCCTGAAGAAATTCCTTCTGTATCAAATTTTCTATAGTAATAAGTACTTGTACTTGCTCCTGTTTCTGAAATAGAGTATGTTCCATCTGCTTTTCTAAGGACGGGATTAGAAGGATCAGTGTCTGGAAAATTTATTGTGCTTAATGTACTAGTGTTCTGATATCTAGTATTATTTCCTCCAAGACTTGTAGGAAGTCTTGTCCACCCATAAAAACTTGTTGTATTTCCTTGAGAGGGCCATCCTGTTGTACTACTATTTACAGTAATTGTTCCTTCTCCAGTTCTTGAACCTAGTATAATTGTTGTGGCTGTTGTATCTACAATAAGGTCTATTATATGATTACTTGATAAATTACTTCCCGAAGTATAACTAATATTAAATGTTGTAGAAGTATCAGAGCTAGTAACATCTCTATTACTGGGAGAAATAGTAAATGCTCCTCCTCCATAGATGTAAGGTACGTAAACATTTACGTCAGTTCTGTCAACAAGTGTTGAGCTTCTTCTCGCCCAAAAATGGTGCCGTCTTCCTCTATAGACAGTAACATAGGGGCTTGTACTCCACCCCGTTGTAGGAGTGGTCGTAGAAGCCACACCTCCGCTGGAGTCTCCGATAGTAATATTATACTCTAAAGTACCTCCTTGTCCTGATTGCGATAAATCAATTGTATGAGTAAAACTTGGAGCAAAAGTTGTAACATTACCGCTTGCTCCTGACTGAGTATTATTCACTACGGGGGCAGAGGCTCCTACTGTAGTACTCGTAAAAGTACGAGTCATTGTACCTACAGTCACGCTTGTTGTTACGCTAGTACTATTAGAGCTAGACGAAGTATGCCTGAGTCTTAAGGTTTCTCCATTGTTTATAGCAGGAGGAAATAAGCTATAAAAACTGCTTGTTCCGACTTGAACTTCACCATTACTAACACTAACATTTGTTCCATTATCAATTCCTGAAATGGTTACGAAGTTACTGTAAATTGTGCTACTAAGATTTACATCTGTTTGAGTAGTGAATGAGAAGTTATTAGGAGTTCTATCAGCAGCTGTTTTAATTGATAAAGTTCTAGAAACTGTTCCTATAGTTAAAGTATATCGAGCTGTTGTATTACTATTAGAGGAAGAACGAACTCTCCATCTAATTCTATCACCATTTGAGACAGTGACTCCTGTTGTTCCTGGAGCATACCAAGTTACCCCATTAACACTAAAATCCGCGTCAGTAGCTGTATATCCTGAAGTTAAGGCTAAAGAAATCGATACCGAGACTCCTGAAGTTAACCCTGTAACATCATAGTATCCCACACTCGTAGTAGAGGCCGTTACATTTGAATCAAAACTTGCATAATAAAAAGTATTTAAAGAAGTTCCTGCACCTACCCAACCTCCTGATATAAATCCATCTGGAGTGGTGTCTGCGGTTGTAACCGACCCCGAAACAGTATGAGTATATGCCGTAGTATTTCCGTCATTATCAAAAGTTTGTAATTGAACACTATAAGAGCTACCTGTAAAACTAGTAGCAGTAAAAGTATATGGACTAGTATTATCACTACTTTTATTTAAACTACAATTAGTAGGGTTTGCAGTGACTGTAGGATTTGTGTTTCCAAAACTGCTAGGCATTGTGGCAGTAAAATTAATAGTGTCTCCTACCACTACATTTTGGGTACTAGAGCTTGCTGGACTTGTTAGCTGTTTTGTTAAATTATATGTGGCCATTATAAAGAATTAAGGTAAGCTTGTCGAGTCCACACCACCTGAGAGTATGAGGAAGCTTCTGTGCCGTATGCTGTGATACTTTCTGGAGTTTTCGTAGCTCTTTTAGACATATCGAATCCACCAGGTAGTTGTACTTGAATTTCGTCCACTGTAAGAGGAAATCTTTGAAAAAAGTAATCTATACCTTCATCTGCTATAGCTTTTGTTAATTCTCCTCTATTACGAAGATTTTCTGGCATAATTCTTCCGCCATTTATTAGTCGATAGGTAGTGTCTGTTATATTCATAAGTATGCCATCAGCATAACATACATATTCTCCATTAGATACTTTTTTTATTACTCGAGTAATCTTATAAGAGGAGGGACTTGTAACTCCATAAAAAGACCAACTTCTTAAAGCTTTTCTAACATCGCTCTCTTTTGTAAAGCAAGTCTCCAAAAACTCCCTGTGCCTATCCTCATCTATGAGCTCAAAAGCAAATTGCTCTTTCATAAGCTGCGGATCATTTAAAGTAACTGGTAATGATAACATACTACCCCCACTGCTCCGCCATAGCCAGAGCTATGCCCATATAAGTTAATGAACGTTCTTTTGCGCGGTTAGGGGTGTTTGGTGTGTTGTCCCTACCACAATCATATTGATTCGCCCACCTCTGATACTTGCGACCAGAAGGAGACTCAATTATTCGTGGCGGAATCTCATCGGTAGGTTCAAGTTTAGCCAAGCCCCTCATCCATAGCCCCGTCTTTTTGCTAGCATCATCTCCAAACATATAGGGATGAATATATTGGGGCTTGGGCATAAACTTGAGTCGAGTGTTGATACAACCGACTGGATTCTCAATAGCCACTTTTGGTATTGGTGCCTTCCAAAGGGTTGTAACAAATTCTAGAGCCTCTTCTGTTAATAAAGCTCGCTCTGGCCTTTTCTTATTCCAGTGCAGCCCAGAAGATGCTAAATATGTACAGGGAGGATGTGCGATCATCAAATCCCAGTTGTCGTCTAATACGTCAAGGACATTGCCTTGGTAGTGAGGACCCTCACTCTCTGTCGGTAATATATCACACGACATAGCGAAATGCCCACGCGCAGTAAATGCGTCTCGTACTCTTCCTGAATATTCACAAGCTACTAATACTCTCATTTGATTCCTCGAATTTTAAGAGTATATTATAGCCTCATAGTACCTCGAATGTCAAGAAATATTTTTAGCGTGCTATTATAGAAATGAATCCGATTACGATAGCTAAAGTTACAATGGTTCCTATAACCACTGCAGCAATATCAATCATTATTGCTTTTCTCTCTGCTGCTTCTTTTGCTGCTTTTGCACGGGCGAGACGAATAGCTCTTCTCTCTTTCATCATATCTTCATAAAAGCCTATTTGACCTGTGTATATGAGATACTCGCGTAATTCTTTTTCGATTGCCATAATCTTATGACGAGCAGCAGTAACTTCAAGAGCTTGAGCTTCTACACTTGAACCATTGAAAAGTTTTCCTACAAAGGATGAAGTAGTTGCTTTCATATTTGCTTCGGACAACTGGTCTTTTGCGTCAAAGAACTTTCCAAAGTATCCAATCATATCTTCTACTTCTTGACCAGTTTCCATCGCTTTTTTGATTGCTCCAAAAGCTGATGTTGCCATAGACACTGCTGCAGCTATTTCTATCATAAAAACGCTAGTCCTATGAAAAACCCTATATTCAGTCCAATTGAACAGACTAATACAAAGTCTCTGCTAAAAGAGTAAGGTACAAGCTCTTGTATATCATTGTTCATTGAGGGGGTTATCCAGTATAACTTGTATCTTTTCTTCCAAGTCTTTTCTTAATGTGCGAAGATCATTATCGAGTGTGCGTACTCTCTCATTCAGTTTCTGCTCCATTGCATACACATCGTCACGCACTTCTCGCTGGGTCTCAGCGGTCTTGTCGTCTACGCGACGTGCAAGCTCCTCTACTTTATCCATATCTTCAGAGAGGCTATCTTCGGCTTTCTCCACTTTTACATCAAGGCTTTCTACAAGCACTCGTAGTGACGCCATCTCTTCGCTTTGCACTGCAAG